ATTGATCGTGCTACACTTACCTGTGAGATTGGGTTAAGGGAGGGGTTGGGTTCTAAAATAATTATGGATGCTGTTCGTGAGCATAAACCAAACCTTTATAAACATGTGGCTATTGATCCGTATAATAATTTAAGTTACGAACATTATGATAATGAAGGTAGTGTAGTTGCTGGTTACACTGAAGAAATGAAACAAAAAACTGTTTCCTATCTTTATCAAAATTATCCTGAGTTTGATTTTTATCATATGACAGATGATTACTATTTTAGAACGATGGGAGATGGTCACCAATTAGGTCTTTTCAATAATATGATGTTGTTTGGTTTGTATAAAGTTGTTCATTTTGATGGACCTCACACTACAGAAGCGGTTATACAAGAATTAAATTTTTTTATACCCAGATCTGAAACGAAAGCTCTTTTTATAATTGATGACTACAAAGACTTACGCATGGGTATTGTGGATATGTTATTGCTGACTTATAATTTTAAAGTAGTCGAAGAAGGCGAAAATAAAATTATTTATCAAAAGGAGATATAATGTTTCAAGCAATTTTAGGTCCTGTTGCAAGTTTGGCAAAAACATGGATAGAGGGCAAACAAAAAAAAGCACAATTAAAAAGTCAAGTTGAGTTGACTAAGTTAGAGGCGACTAAATCAAAAATTGAACAGGATGGTTCTTGGGAGGATAAAGCCATGTCGGCATCAGACAGTTCTTGGAAAGACGAAGCCTGGACACTAACATTTATTTTTATACTCTTTGCATCATTTGTACCTGCATTACAACCTTACATGAAAGAAGGTTTTTTATTTCTTAAAAATGATTGTCCTGATTGGATCTCATACGGAATTTTGGCTTCGATTGCTGGGTCATTCGGACTAAAAGGTATTGCCAAGATTAGAAAATAATTTAGAATACTTGAAGTGGACTGCGGTCACGATGACAACCAGCACTTCAAACTAAGGAGATAATTATGTGGTCAAAACCAATAATTACAGAAATTTCTGTTGGTCTAGAGATTAACAGTTACGCCTGTGCTGAAAAATAGTTTAATGGGAGCCTTAGTGCTCCCATTACTATTCTGCTATCCTGTGTTTGCAAAAAATTATAAATGGTCTGGTAAAGGTCAATTGTATGATAACAGAAATCAATACCAAGTAACTTGTAGGTTGACTCAAGAAAAAAATGTGAAACCATTTTTTGGTGAAGATAGTGTTAAATGTTTTTATGTTTGCACGGACAAAGAAGAAATGGTTGTAAACACACATAGCGATTTTGCATGTGAAAAACAAATACAAGTTCCTAGAGGAGATAAACGTGACTGGAGAGGAAAAGGGAATATTTATTCGCCATAAAAGATATGATACCGCTAAATTTCCAAAAAAAAGAACTAGAGAATATAAATCACCTGTGGTAAAAAATCCTGTATTAGTAGAAAAATATGCCAAAGAAAACTCACAAAAATATAATAACCTTCACAAAAAAAACAAAAAGAAGGTATAATAAAATTGGTGTGAGACACAGAAAAAAATTAGGACCTAAATCACATTTAAGACATGCTTGATATTGAAACAATTCAAACAATCCGACATTACATCAAGAAAGAAATAAGTAAAACTAAAGACCACATATGCTATGGTATAGACAAGCTGGATAATCTACATTATGCTAAAGGCAAGCTCGCAGCTCTAGAAGCTGTGCTTCAGGATCTTAAAGACCTGCAAAATAGAGAGGATAATGTAGATGACATTGATCAAACCTGAAAAAAAACTTGTCATTCCATCGAATGATGAGGAAGAACCTTTAGTTCCAAAAGGTGCAAAAGAAGTGGAACAATATCTTAAAGTATTACCCAAACCAGTAGGCTATAGACTTTTAGTTAGACCTTATCAACCAAAAGAAAAAACTAAAGGTGGTCTTTATTTAACAGAGAAGACACTTGAAACACAACAACTTACCACTGTTGTAGGTTTTGTTGTAAAGATGGGAGATCTTTGTTACAAGGATAAAAATAAATTTCCTACAGGACCTTGGTGTAAAGAGGGACAGTTTGTTGTTTATGGACGATATACTGGAGCTCGATTTAAAACAAAATATGGTGAACATCGTATTTTGAACGATGATGAAATCATTGGAACTATTAATAAACCCGAGGACATCCTCGCATTATTCTAGGAGTAATTATGACTGAAACCAATAAAGTTGAACTTGACACAGATGACGTTAAGGAAACAGACATTGCTGTCGAAGAAAAAGAAAAAATAGATACCAAACCTGAAATAGGTGAGGTTGATTTAGGGTATAGTGATCCCATAAAAGCAAGCACTAAAACAAAAGTAATCGATAAAGAAGAAGAAACCAATAAAGAAACAAACACGGAAGAAAAACCTGAGCAAGAAAATCTTAATCAAGTTACTGAGAACGTTCAAAAAAGAATTGATCAACTTACACGCAAATTTAGAGAGGCTGAAAGAAGAGAGAAAGCTGCTTTAGATTATGCTAAAGGTTTACAAAAAAAATATTCTGATTCCGAAAAAAGGTCATCTGTAATTGATGATAATTACGCAAAAGAATTTGATGCTAGGATCGATGCTCAAAGAGAACAAGTAAAACACAATTTACAAGTCGCTATCGAGGCTAATGATGCGAAAGCAATTATGGAAGCAAACGATAAATTGACTCAATTGTCTGTTGAAAAAGAAAAAGCAAGAATATTACAAGAACAAAGAAAACAAGAAGAACAAGTAAAAAAAGATCAAGCTGCCGAGCAAAAAACACAACAACCTGAACAAAAACCAATTGAGAAACCACAAGCTAGTCCTAAAGCAAAAGCGTGGGCATCAAAAAACACTTGGTTTGGTCAGGATAAAGCAATGACAAATGCAGCATTTGGTATTCATCAAGATTTAGTAGAACAAGGGTTTGACCTCGAGTCTGATGAGTATTACAATGAAGTAGATAAACTAATGAGGGGTTATTTTCCTCAAAAGTTTATGAATGATAACAAACCGATTCAAACTGTTGCTTCTGCTGGAAGAAAACAGTTAGGTCGCAAAACTGTGACACTCACTCGATCACAGGTGGCTATAGCCAAAAAATTAGGAGTGCCACTAGAAGAATACGCAAAATTCGTGAAGGAGTAAAATTATGAATGAAACTACAGAAAGAACCTCACGCAGTTCAAGTGAAACAAAAAGCGTTAGAAACAAACCTTGGACTCCTCCATCAAGTCTAGATGCACCTCCTGCACCTAAAGGATTTGTACATAGATGGATAAGAACTGAATTCATGGGTCAAGAAGATACGGGTAATGTATCTAAAAAACTCAGAGAAGGATGGGAATTTGTGAGAGCTGAAGAAATTAAAAATAAACTTGGTGATCATGATTATCCAGTAATCCGTAAGGGACAGTATCAGGGGTTAATTGGGGTTGGTGGTCTTGTGTTGGCAAGAATACCTGAAGAAATAGTCGAACAACGCAAGCAGTATTTTAAAAATATTACTGCTGATCAAATAAAAGCCGTTGACAACGATATTTTAAGGGAACAACGACCAGAGATGCCTATTAATGTTAATAGACAATCTCGTGTAACTTTTGGTGGTGGTCGTAAATCATAGTTTTTTGATTAAAGCCATCGCTGTAATATTAATGCCTTTAAAGGAGATATTTTATGGCAAATCAAAGTGAAAAGTTTGGTCTAAGACCTTATAAATCGCTAAATGGTGCTCCGTGGAATAATGCTCAGA